AAGGGAAGGCGAAAGTAAAAGTCACCGCTAGCGGCAAGAAGGTCTCCTATGGGCAGGCTGGTAATGCAAAGGGTGGAGGCTCTCGCGTCAAAGCTGGTACGTCGAAGGGAGATGCTTACTGCGCTAGAAGTTTAGGCATTAAAAAAGGTTTACCTAAGAAGAAGCAAGACGATCCAAACACACCAAACAATTTATCACGAAAGCGCTGGAAATGTTCTGGCGCAAAATCTAGGAGATAGTTATGCCAGACGGTAAAGGTACATACGGTAAGACAGTAGGAAGACCCCCAGCAAAGAAGAAGCCGGTAGTTAAGAAGAAAGCGGCACCTAAGAAGAAGCCTCGTCCTGCTATCAGCGCCCCTATGAGTGACAAAAGGGCTAAGGAAGCAATTGCGGCTCTTAAGCTTCAGAAGAAAAATAAGTAGGAGATACAGATGTCACTCTACGAAAACATCGCAAAAAAGAAAGCCAGAATTAAAGCTGGCTCTGGCGAGACGATGAAGAAGGCGGGGCAGAAGGGTAGACCTACTGCTCAGAACTTTAATAACGCAAAGAAGACGGCCAAAAAGAAATGACAAATCATAGGGAAACCAGATATGGAAAAGGGGATTTCCGCCGTCCTGAAAATGGCGATAAATTTTCTAAGAACTTTGATGCGATTTTTGGCAAGCAAGACGAGACCGCTAGAGTACAAAACCAAAGCAATGCGGAATGGCTTGCTGAATATGAGGAGGCCCTTCGTGAAGACGATTTATCTTGAGCGTTTCTGCTACCACCCAAAAGGCACTTTAGGCGTCATTAAAATTGATTCTGAGGCGTTTTATTCTGTAGAGAGACCTTGGTTAGATAACGCGCCAAACGTCTCCTGTGTGCCTGAGGGGACGTATCAGACTGGGTGGCGAGACTCCCCTCGGTTTGGTGAGACTTGGCATGTCAAAGATGTCCCAGATAGGACTTATATCTTGATTCATGCGGCAAATTATCCGGATGAAGTGCAGGGCTGTATTGCTTTGGGAACAGGCTTAATGGCAAACAGGATTGCGGTATCAAACTCTAGAGTAGCTGTTGACAGATTTGAGGAGCTGACAAAGGGAACACAATGGCAACTGGTGATCAAACATGCACCTCATGCGGCACTTTAAAGACAGCTAAGTTTTTTAGCCCACATAAGCGAGAGTGCACCGACTGTCGGGTAGGTAAATATCGCGACAGGAAAAACTCAGGTGTAGAGCCTTTTCTGCAATCAAAGCTGAGTGCGCTAAAGCAACGTCACCGCAAGAAAGGGTATGAAGGTAATCCTGTTGATTTGAAGTACTTAATCGACCTTTATGAAGCTCAGAGAGGTATTTGCGCGTTATCAGGAATACCTATGCACGTTACATCTGAAAACTCTGAGCTGTCAGCTAGTCCAGATCGAATTGATATAGACCAAGGATACGTTGAAGGCAACATTCGTCTTGTATGTTCGCGTATGAATCTAATAAGGAACAGCCTGAGTGACCGTAATCTTTTGTGGTGGTGTCGGGCAGTGGTGAATAACAATGGAAATTGAGAAGGTCGCGGCAAAATTTAAAGGTAATTTTCCTTTATATGCCAAGAATGTACTGAAAATCGTAACAAAAGAGGGTGAATCCGTCCCTTTTGCCCTAAATGCGGCACAGTTGTACGTCCATAATCAGCTAGAAAAACAGTTAAAAGAGCAGGGTAATGTCCGAGCTTTGGTACTTAAAGCACGACAAACAGGTATTTCTACCTACGTACAAGGACGCAACTTCTGGAAAGTGACGCAAAATCGAAATGCTAACGCATTTGTACTGTCTCACCTTGCGGAATCGACTAACGCAATTTTCAATATGGTGAAATTCTTTTATGACAATGTCCCGCACCCAGCGTTTAAACCTCCGCTCGCTAGTCAGTCGGCGTCAACACTGGTATTTGATGAAATCAACTCGCGGTACAGGGTTGGAACCGCAAGGTCTACCCAAACAGGACGAGGACAAACAAACAGATTCGTCCACGGATCAGAAGTCGCCTTCTATCCCCAAGGATCAGACATAGTCGCTGGTCTATTACAGACAGTCGGCGGAAAAAAATCCGAGGTGATTCTTGAGAGTACTGCCAATGGTGCTGGCGGCTGGTACTACGATCAGGTAATGAAGAGCGTGAGGGGAGAGTCTGAATGGCAGACTATATTTATCCCGTGGTTCTGGATGCCGGAGTACCGCAGAAAGCCCAGCCCTTATTTTGTTGCAACACCAGAAGAATATGAGCTTGCCCAGAAATATGATTTGGACGATTCCCAGCTCTGCTTTCGTCGCGCCAAACTTGACGAGCTAGGCGGCACAGATCTTTTCCAGCAGGAATACCCCAGCAACATTTTAGAAAGCTTCCTAACGTCGGGCAGATGTTTTGTAGAAGCGCCGAGCCTAAACCTTGCTGAGACTAACTGCTACACCGCTGACTTTAAAGGTGACTTGGTGGGCGGGGAGCTTATAAGTAGAACACATGGTAATTACCAAGAGTGGCATCCTCCAGCCAGAGAGGAGAGCTTTACTATCGGGGTAGACGTAGCTGAAGGCTTGGCTTACGGAGACTACTCCTGTGCTCAAGTGCTTGACTCTAAAGGTAACCAAGTTGCTTGCTGGCACGGACACATAGACCCTTTTGATTACGGAGCATTACTGTGTGTTTTGGCAAAGCGATTCAACATGGCTTATGTTGTGGTAGAAAGAAATAACCACGGCTTAACAACACTCCGGAAAATGCAAGATTTAGGATATGCAAACTTATTTGTGGAGAGTTCTGTTGATGGTGCCTACGGAGATCGCTTGACAAAACGCGGTGGTTTCTTAACAACGTCTAAAACTAAGCCACTGATCATAGATGGTCTTGCATCGTTGATTAGGCAAGGTGAAAGTGGAATTGCTGACATAGAGCTGTTAAATGAATTGCGAACCTACATAATTGATGATAAAGGTGCTTTCAATTCTCAGTCAGGATGTTATGATGATCGAGTGATGGCTTACGCCATTGCCCTGCACGGATTAGCTTCTATGCCTAGACCTAGGCATCGCACTATACAAAAGCGATTTAGAACGCTCGACTCTGTGACAGGCTACTAATGATAATAGATGACGAAACAGATTTAAACGAAGAAGAAGAAGTTTTAGACGGAGTGCAGGCTCAAAGCATGCAGAGTCTAGGGTCTCGTCTCGCCGGAACTTTTCAAGAGTACAAAGACGCCCGTAAAGAAACTGAAGGTGAGTGGCTTAAAGATCTGCGCCAGTATCAGGGGATTTATGAGCCTGATGTTCTCGCCCGTCTAAACCAAGCGTCTGGCTCTAGATCTAAAGTATTTGTTGGACTTACCAGAACTAAGGTCATGGCGGCATATAGCCGAATTATTGATCTATTGTTCCAGAACGGCGAAATATTTTTTGCTGTTAACCCAACACCAATTCCTCAAATTGACCCATTAAAAGCGATGCAGATGCGTCAGATGGCTATGGAGCAAATAGCTCAAGCCAGCCGTCAAGATCCAATGATGAATCAGGATTTAGTCGCCGCTCGAATGGAAGAACTTGAAGAAGAATTCTTAGAGCTTGAGAAAGAAATAGCCGAGAAAGCCGCCGAATCAATGACGGTAGATATTGAAGATCAGCTTGTTGAGACTAATGCTGAGATGAAGCTCAAGGAGGCAATCCTTGAAGCTTGTATATTCGGATCAGGTGCCGCTAAAGCTGGCACAGTAAGAATCGATAAAAAGCAGTCCTACAGTCAAGTGCTTGACCCAGAAACGGGTGAGCAGAAGTATTCTCTATCTGTTCTTGAGAGCGTAATGCCTGACGTAGAGTCTGTTAGTATTTTTGATCTTTACCCAGATCCGTACTGCACGACGTTAAATGACTGTGATGGATTATTCCGCCGTCATGTTCTTACTCGGAAACAGTTTAGAGATTTATCTGACCTACCTCAATTTGATAGTGACATGGTCAAGTACCTACTTAAGGTAAACCGTAACGGAAACCATACTGAAGAAGAACACGAAAAGACTCGAAGGCGCATCGCTGGAATCAATGAGAAAAGCGAATCTAGCCGTTTTGTTGTTATGGAGTATTGGGGAACTATAGACGGTTACGATCTAGAAGAGCACGGTATTGAGATGCCTGAAGGGGCTGATCTATCGGATGATTATTCTGCTTGCGTTTGGTTCTGTGACGGAAAAGTATTAAAGGTAATGCTAAACCCTATAGCGGGTTACAAAATTCCTTACCATATATTCCCTTATGAACGCGCCCCTCACCAGTTTTGGGGTACAGGCGTACCTCGCATGATGCGGGACTCTCAGGGAACTATGAACGCGGCCACCAGAATTTGGTTAGACAACCTTGCTCTATCCTCTGGCCCAATGTGTGAAGTAAACACTGACCTTCTTGCGGCTGGAGAAGATCCAACTGACATACATCCTTGGCGAGTATTTTTGCGCGAAGGTGGTGATGGTTCTATGCCAGCAGTTCGCTGGTATCAGCCGGTTGCTAACGCTAATGGCCTTAACCAGATAGTGGAGATTTTCCGCCGATTTGCGGATGAGACTACCAGCCTTCCTAGCTACACCCACGGAGAGCAAACCCAAAGTCTAAACAAGACTGCGACGGGTATGTCGATGTTGATGGGTGCGGCAAATATTGCGCTTAAAAGCACAATTAAGAATATCGATGACTTCCTTATCGAGCCGATGATTAAATCATTGTTTCATTTCAATATGGAATTTGGTGTAAATGAGAAATCTAAAGGTGACTTAAGAATTGTTGCTCGCGGAAGTACAGCATTAATACAAAAGGAAGTGCAAAGCCAGAGGTTATTGCAGTTCTTATCAATAGTATCTAACGATCAAGATGCTGGTTATGTGGATCGAATTGGCTTGTTACGGGATATCGCATCAAGCATGGAAATTGATCCGGACGATGTAATTAAGTCAGAAGAGAGGATACAAGCTGAACAGCAAGCCCAACAACAGCAGTTACTCCAAGCTCAAGCTCAACAAGGAGCAGGCCCAAGCGGTGTTGCGCCTCAGGGCCAAGCCGGAATGGGAAATGCTGGAGCAATTGTTTGATAACCGATTCGATAGTGCTCAGAAACAACTAGAGCAGTCGGATGAGAAAAATTTTAGATTTGAGCAGGGCCGACTCTTAGAGTTACGGTTTTTCTTGAACCTAGAAACGGCGGCTAAGTCCGTCCTAGACAAAGCGCGGCTCCCTAACAGGAATACCGTAATAGATTAATAAGCTAACGAATATCCCATAAGTGGGACTCGACAGGATTATGAAATGGCTAGTAGAAATGACCCAGAGCGACTAGAAGCTGAAGCTAAAGAGTTGTACGAGCAAATGACTAAAAGTAAAGAAGGAACCCCAAAGGCCGATCAGCCTTTAGAGGATACTCCGGACGAACCAGAAGAGTTGCTAGTAGATGCCCCCGATCCCACGGACAAGGCTGAAACCACGGCAGATGAGGACGTAGAAGAAGATTCACAACGCGGCGATATAGAATCTGATGATGCGATTGCTTTGCAAAAAGCAGAGAAAGCGATGAAGGGCGCACAGGCGAGAATGACCAAAGCAACCCAAGAAGCGGCTGACTTGAAGCGGCAAAATGCCGACCTGATCAAAAGCCTCACGGAGCTAAAAGGTCAACTTGTGGAATCTAGTAAGGATGAAGGAAAACTGGCACAAATTAGGGAAGACTACCCCGATTTAGCTGGGCCTCTTTTAGACGAGCTTAAGAGAACACAGGATGAAGTAGGTAAAGCTAAGGAAGCTATAGCTAACCAAGAGCAAGAAAAGACTCAAGAGTTAGAGAACCAAGCACATAGTGAGCATTTTGAGAGAATCAGAATGGCTCATCCAGACGTTGATCAGTTAATTGATACTTCGGACTGGTTAAACTGGCTTGAAGACTCAGACTCTCAGACGAAAGAGTGGATTCAAACTGGATCGTCTAATGATGTTAATTCTGTTCTCAATAGGTTTAAAGCTGACATGGGCCAACCAATTTCAACGCCGCAAGAGCAGACTTTAGAGAGGGCAAAACAGGTT